ACGTTAATTATATCTTAAAAACAAATAGAAAAAAATTAATATATAATAAATACTAGAATGTCGAAACCTATTAAAATTTTGAGGTGTAAAGATAATAAAGAGCAACACTATACTAAAAAGGGGCTATTATTTGATTTACCTATGCGTATTTTGTGCGTTGGTAAATCTCAATTTAGCGGAAAATCATCTTTTTTATTAAATATATTATGTCAGGATGATGATAGATTATATAAAAAGAATTTTGAAGGCGATGATATATATATCTTTTCAGGTTCTTTATCATCTGATAATAAAATTAAAAATATTATAAATCAATTTGACATACCTTCTGAAAATTGTAATAGTGAGTATAGTGAGGATATGTTGGAGGCCATTTTTGATTTAACAGAAGAGGAATACAACGATTCCATGAATGAAGGAAAAAAACCTAAAAATACATTAGTATTATTAGACGATGTATCATATACAGGAAATTTAAAAAAAAAAGCAGCGGGTATTCTTAACAAAGTGTTCTGTAACGGTAGGCATATAAATTTGTCTATCTGTGTAACGGCTCAAAAATACGCTCAATTACATACGACCCAGAGAGAAAACTGCACGGGCTGCGTGGTTTGGGGATGTAGTGAGAAACAATTGGAACAAATATCAGATGACCATAATACACTAGGAAGTAAAAAACAATTTCGGACGATGTTTAGGGAGGTTACTAGTGAGCCTCATACAGGTATGATTATAAACTATTCTAATAATAAAGATAGTAGATATATGAATTTAAATTTTGAACCTATTGGCCCTTGTGGAAAAGTAAGAGGTAAGGGGTGTCCCTGTAAATGATTAATTAAGCATTTAAATCTACAGGTACTAGTTCGGCTTCTTGCTCTTGCTCTTCTTCCTTTCTTTTATTATAGGCTGTTTTTGCTTTAGCTAGAATTGTTACTTTATTTTTTGCGTAGTATATTTTATATTTTTCCCTATTTTTTTGTTTGATAGTTTCTTTATTATTCTCATAATATTTTTTTTGATGAGATTTAATTCTAGGTTTATCCCTTCTATATCTATTATAATTATTTAGAGCCTTTTCTTGTTTTGCCTCTTCAATGGTTCTATATGGGCGTATTGTGTTTAGGGTCGGTTTTAATTCATCGAAAACTTCTCTCTCTCTTTTATGCAGTTCTAATTTATTATTACATTCAAAATTTTCAATTAAAACCATTTCCCAGTTATCAAACCCTTGATTTTCTCTTATGAATTGGTATAAATAAAAGTGGTAATTCTTACTATTTTCATTATTACAATCTCTTTTATGGTGGGTTAATCTATTTCTAAAATGAGTAGTTGAACCTACATAACAATCAGTAATTGAGGAATCTTTAGAAACTATTTTATAAATACAGGCATTAGTAAAACTTACCATTTTAATTTATTATTTTATTTATTAGTTTTACTGAAGATATTAATTAATTTTAAAAAACGCAAAATTTATTTCTAGTTATTAATATATAACAAAAATAAATATGGTTACTATTGGATTAATGCGAAAGCATTTAACAGAATTAAATAAAGATTTACGAAATGAGTTTATATTAAAAGGGGTTTCAAAACTATCTAAAGAAATGGTCGAAAGACATTTTAAAGAAAGATTTGATAGAACAGTAGGGAGGAAAGACGGCTTTATTTATTATAGCCCTAAAGCAACATTTACAACCGAACGAGCACCCGAAGAATATAGGAAATTGATGGCTAAACCAAAACCAGCAGCAAAAACAGCAGCAAAACCAGCAGCAAAATCAGCAGCAAAACCAGCAGCAAAACCAGCAGCAAAACCAAAAGCAGCGGATATATTAAGTCTTATAAATAAATTTAATAAAAAATATAATGCTGATGAGATTAAAAAACAAAACTTAACTAAATCTAATGTAAAAGAATTTACAAACCCTTATTTTAAAGAATTAGAACAAATAGAAATAGAACTTGAGAAGGTTGATGATGGAATAGAGTTTATTAAAGAAAATAGGAAATTAAGCGGTGTATTTGTAGATATTAAAAAAAATTTTGTTAGAAGGATAAAAAAACAATTAAGAGCAAAACCAGCGGAAAAAAAATAATAAAATTTATTTCTAGTTATTTTTTGTATTTTTTTTTCTATTCTATTAATAAAAGTAATAATAAAAATGACTAAAAAAAAAGAATCCGATCTATTTGAAGTTGCAGAAAATAATGATAAAAAACCATTAGTTACAGAAGAGAAAAAGAAAGAAAAGAAGCCAAAAAAGCAAATGAGCGACGAGCAGAAAAAAGCACTTATTGCTAGATTGAAAGCAGGAAAGGAACGGAAGCAAAACCGAAAAAATCCACCAGATTCGGAAGTAATGACGGCTGTCTTGACTGATGAGTCACCAATTGAAAAAGTAAAGAGAGAACCTCTTAAAACTAATACAACAAATAAGGAACTGACCGAAACGCAAAAAGCCATAGCAGAGTTAAGGTTAGAAATAAAACAGACTAAGGAAAAACAAGAACTCATGGAGTTACAAGCAGAATTAAAAGACTTGCGAAAACAAGAAAGAGCCGAAAAGATACAAGAAGTTAAACAGCAACCAATTGAACCTAAAAAGGAAGTAACATTTAAACCTATAGCACAACCACAACCACAACCACAAGTACCGCCCCCCCCTGTTCCTGCTCCTGCTCCTGCTCCTGCTCCTTATAGAATATTAAAAAAAAAGTTTAGATAATATATAAAAAATAAGTAATAAAACTAAAAATAATATATAATATAATAATAAAAATAAAAAATAAAAATGAATGTTCTAGTAGTTACTAAATTATATTTCGATAAAAATAAAGCAGGGGGAGAGGCTTATATACATCATTTTTTGAAAAGACTACAAGAAAAAACAAAATGTAACCTAGAAGTTTTAATTCCAGAATGTGATAAAATAGAAAAATATAAATACGATACTATAGGAATAAATAGGACTCCTGATATTTTTAATAATGATTTTTTAGAATATTGTAATGATGCTGACATAGTTATTACTCATTTGGATTATGCATTTGAGACTGTTAATTATTGTCTAGGTATAAAAAAACCTGTTATAATGATTTTCCATAATAGTATAGAACAATATAACCCCTTTATAGAAAATCAAAATGTTATAAAGGTTTTTAATTCCGATTATGTTAAAAAAGATTATTTAAATAGAGGACTAACCCCTAATAATTGCTACTTATTATATCCATATACTGATTTTAAAAAACTTTCAAAATATAAAAAGAATGTGGATGACCGTGAATATATTACGTTGATAAATCCAAGCGAAAACAAAGGGGCGGCGGTTGTTTTAGAACTTGCGCACAATAACCCTAAACGCAAATTTTTAATAGTTAAAGGAGGGTATTATTTATATCAACAGAAGCCATTTTTAGATGTATTTAAAACCCTTCCTAATTGTCATATTATTGAAAATACGCCCAATATTATTAATGATATTTATTTAAAAACCAGATTAATATTACAACCAACTATATACGAATCCTATGGTATGGTTAGCAGTGAGGCATCCTGTTTTGGTATTCCTTGTATTGTAAATAAAGAAAGCGGTGGATTAATTGAAAATCTTGGTAAGATGTGTCTAGGTGGTTATAATAATAATATAGAATCATATCAAAAAGTAATTGATGCTCTAGACGTTGAAGAAAACTATCATATATGGAGGCATTATTATTTAGATCAGGCAGAAGAGAGATATCATCAAATAGAATATCAACTAGAAGATTTTTTTAATTCTGTTTTTATTAATACGAGTAACTAAGGGATTTTATAGCCTCTTCGCTAATATCAGTATTTTCCAACCTTATTTTAAAGTATTTAAATTTAAATCCTTCTACATATAACTGTTGAGATTTGTCTGCCGTTCTTGCTGTTAAGTGATTCTGATGCAATTTATGAAAATCTACATTATCATTTGATATATATATATCCATTGTTAAGCGTTGGATATCTGGCCAGGTAGGAGCAGATAGCAAAATTGAGGGGTTTATAGCCTGAATTAACTCTTGAGAATGAGTAAAATATACACTACCAGGCATTAACTTAACATCCTCGGAAATAATAACGGTTTTTAGTTTATTAGCATTAACGGCTATCTCTTCGTGTTTATTGATTCTTAATTTTTGATTTATTAAATGCACTAAGTTAGAGGACATACTAGACAATTATTTTATTTTAATATTTAGATTTATTTTTTTTCTTATTTTTAAGAGTCATATAAAATAATTGTTTCTGACTTTTTCTAGCCTCTTTTTTTGGTTTATCTGAATTATCATTTTCTAGCTCAGAGACATCTGTATTTATATTTTCATTATTTATTTGATTATTGATTAGAGTAGTATATTCGATATCCATTTTTAAAAAATTATAAGTATTATATTATATAAGATTATATTAATAATAGATTAAAATAAAATGAAACTTATCAGATTAGTAACAGAAGACCCGCTTAGCGTTTTTGATACGGTTTTTAATGAAGATTTGCTTATTAAAGAAAATAGTAAAATCGCTTTAAAATCTCTTAGTATTGAAACCCCTATAGATGTTATTGTTATAGATGCTAGTAATGATAATATAACCTTTCAAATTCAAACGGGGTTTGATAAAACTATTCAGTTAAACCATGAAACATACAATAAAGATAATTTCCCCGATTTACTTTTAGATATTCAAAATAAACTAAATGAGGCTACAGGCTATGCGGCTGCAGATTATGCCGTCCGCCGTAGTTTTGGTATGGAATGGTTGGTTCAAAAAGATAAAGATACTAAAATTAACATAGGTTATAAAATAGGAATATATGATGAATATCGCACAGAATGGATTTATGATAATACAAAAGTCCAAAGAGTCACAGCCTTAACTAGAAATGTATGGAGACAGATAGCGGGGCAACCCAATGATGTAAGCAATGAAAGGTCAATGATGTTTAAAGATTATATCGCTACAGGATGCTCTTTTATCAGATGTAGAACACATAAATATGAAAACGATTTATCATTAGCACGAGAAAAACAGGGGTATATTGTAGGGCTTTCGACTTTCAATATTTCAGCCCTTACAAATGATGAATTAACGGATTCAATGCTTACTTATGGAATTGCGGTTACTTGCACGACTGGAAATGTAAGGACATATTTCAAAGTAATTGAAGGGGATTATACGGGATTGGTTGGAAATCCTGCTCCGAATTATATCGCTGAAGGTGATGTAAATAATGATTATCAAGAAGTTATTAAAAATTTTGACAATATAGAATTTAATATTTACTCAAATGGTTCGGGTGTTAAAAATACTGTCTTTAGCATTCCTGCAGTTCAGGGACAGAAATTATATCCGTTTATAGTGTTTCGAGGCGGTAATTGTAATTTAAATAATTTGAGAGTAATTCCTTCTCCTTATTCATCTCTAGCACCTCCTGCTGCTTTAGAATTAGAAGACCC